TAATGCTCAAGAAGTTCAAGCTGTTCTACCAGAGGTAGTTACAGAAGCTCCGATTGATGATAATTATCTAACAGTCTGGTATGAGAAGTTAGTACCTCTATTAGTTGAAGCTATAAAAGAATTGGCTGAAAATTCGCATCCTCCTAAATGTTTAGAAGACATGGAAGGATATGAGGAGCTATTAGAAAGAGTAGAAAAGTTAGAGGAATAATATGTCTTGGTTAGCTAAGAGTTTAACAGAAAATGAAGTTAAAAACTTTATAGTTGATGGAACTTTTAAGAGTTTATATGACTCATCTAAAGCCGGGTTTGATACAGATTCTAATTATGATTATCCTGTAGAAGGTTTGACTGACGAACAAAAACTAAATCATTGGCAAGATAGAGTTATGAGTTATGCTACTCCTTGCACAGTAAAGAATGCTGAAGGTGAAGATTATGACCATTATTGTATTGGATTATTTCAAAATAATTATTTAGTTTATATATCTTTAGGTCATTATGATTCTACTGATACTTCATATAATGATGTTTTTGGTATAGCAAGGGGAGACCAATCAACAGGAAGTAAAGCTTATTTATTTATGAATGAAGCTAACAATGTTAAATATGATTTTTATAAAAGCTTAGGTGCTAATAAACTACATTCATATTGTACTCCTGATGGAGAACTTCTTAAAATCTTAGAAAAGTCAGCATCTTATAGCGAGACAGGACAATATATTATAGACGCTAGTAGTGTAGCTGTAACAAATCATACAGACTCAACAGGAACAACAATGAAAAAATTAACATATAACTTCAAATGACAACTTTAAGTCAAAGTCCTTCGGCTGACGGCATTAGAGATGTCATGGAAGACCTTAATAGTAATGGTGGTGGAGATGCTGTACCTATAAATGGTGATTATATCTCAGATAGATTTACTAGAATAAATGGTAGTGCTAACACAAGTGCTACAACAAGTGACACCGCTACTAAACAATATGCAGATGCAAGGTCAACTTTTGCTTTTAAAGCTGGAGCTACTACTTGGCAAGTAGGTTCAGGTAAAAGTGCAGTAAACCATTCAGCGTCAGGATGGGGAACTTCTTCTGGGGTTCAAGGGGCTACTAATAACGGTAGTTCGACTCAATTAGGCACAGCATATGATGGAAGCTCAAGTTATACATCTAGTGGTTTAGCTGTAAGCGGACTTGATTCAGGATTCGAGTCAAATAAAAATATTACTTTTATAGGATATTTTGGCCCTATAGGCAGTACAAAGGTTGCATTATGTTTTGCAGGTAGTAACGCAGGGACTGGAGATTCAGACTGGGATAATCTTTATTTGAAGATGGACCTTACAGGTAGCTCAGGAGGAACTGATGTGTCTGGTGGACAGGAAGGTTTCACTTATGCTAGAAGTTCTGCTACAGTTGCTTCTCAATATAGTAATATAGTATATACATGGGATGTAAGCATATCAGATGTAGCTAAAATTGCATGGGACACTACTGCATTAAGTGGTTTGGAATCTAATACTTTTGTCTCTATAAGATAAGATTTACAAACTTATAACTAAATGTTATAATCTATAAAGAGGTATTATAACATGAAAAAGGTAGTAATAAGTTTAAAGAGAAGAACAGATAGAAAACAAAATTTTAATAAAAACAGTTTAAAGAATTATAGATATTTAGAAGCAATAGATTATAAACTAGAAGATTTTTCTAGAACTATAAAGGCAAGAGAAAATTGGGTAGGGCCTTTTAATAATAGACCTCTTTTAAAAAGTGAAATTGCTTGTTTTCTTTCTCATGCAAAAGCTTGGGAAGAATGTATAAGACTAGATGAACCAATTATTATTTTAGAAGATGATGCCGTTATTAATAATACTTGGGATGAAGAGTATTATAGAAGTTTAATAGATACATATGACTTTGTTTATTTACAACGAAATGAAAATGAACCTACTAAAGTTATAAATATAAATGATAAAATTGAAAAACCTTTTTATCCTTATAACTTAACAGCCTATGTTATTAAACCAAAGACTGCTAGAATTTTACTCGAACATGTTAATATACAAGACATGATACCAGTAGATGAATATTTACCTGAAATGATAACTACATATAACTATATAGATGCCGTTGCTTTAAAAGAAGATGCGTGTAATCAGTTATCAAGAGAAGAAAGTTCTAGTGATATAGAGTCAAGTAATGTTTTTAGAGAGTTTAAGGTTCATCCTTTAACTATAGGGACAGACAGGAAGAAGTGCAGTAAGTTAAATACAAGTGCTAGTAAAGTAGGAATAAATGTAAAGAACTTAGGTACTAATGTAGTTTGGTTAGGAACAGATATGTCAGGACCAGGCGGTGGAATGAAAGTTAATCTTTTAAGAGATTATATAAAAAATTTACCATCTACTGATATTGTTTTATTTACAGATGCTTATGATGTTTTCTATGCAGATAATTTAGAAACTATAGTAGAAAGATTTTTAGATTTTAATTGTAAAATTTTATTTTCAGCAGAACAGTTTTGTTGGCCTGATGCAAATATAGAGCATGATTTTCCAATGGCCGCTACTAAATATAGATTTTTAAATAGTGGAACTTTCATAGGAGAAGTAGGAGAGTTAAATAAAATGCTTTCTGAAGATAGTGTATCTGATGATGGAGATGACCAATTATATTATCAGAAATTATTTTTAAGTAATAAGTTTGATATTAAGTTAGATTATGAATGTTATATATTTCAAACACATGAATCTTCTACTACTATAAATAGTATATCAGGACAATTATTTAATCCTGAAACTAATTGTTGTCCTTGTATATACCACGGTAACGGTGGAGAAAGAACAAAGAAAAAGTTTGAGCAGTTATATAATAGATTTTTTCCTCAAACAGAAAATTACTTTGAGTCTAATGAATCTTCTGAGTATGAGATTATAGAAGATAATATGATTGTTATTGATTTTATGACCCAAGAACAATGTGAGAGGTTAATGGAATTAGCAGATATTAACGGAAAATGGGATAGTTTAAAGTATGATAAATTCCCTGCTCAAGAAATAAGATTGAAAGAATTAGGGTTATGGGAAGAGTTAGAAGAAGTTTGGAATGCAAAGGTTGTTCCTATTGTAGAGAAATACTGGAAACCAATAGAGATGTATGGACTTAGAGATGCCTTTGTAATGAGATATAATTTAGATACTCAAAAAGATTTACCTTTACATCACGATGCTAGTTTAGTTACAGGAAGTATTAAACTAAATGATGATTATGAAGGAGCTGACTTGGTATATCCTAAACAGAATATAAGTAATAAAAATATACCTGTAGGCAAAATGATTTTATTTCCAGGACAAGTAACACACGGACATGAATGTGTACCTCTTATCTCGGGAACTAAATATAGTTTAACTATTTGGTCGAACAGATATCCAGGAGACTCAATATAATGGAAGAGGCACATTTATTTTGGAATGTAATAATAACTTTAGTAATTGCTCCTATCATTTTTTCAATGCGTAAGAATGAAGGAGAAGCTAAACGAATTGATATACTCTTAAATAAAACAAGAGAAGAACTAGCTAGAGAATATATAACAAAAAGGGAAGTAAAGAACGATATGAATGTTTTAATGGAAAGATTAGAAAAACTACATGAAAAGGTAGATAAATTATTTGAGGTGAAGTAGTGAAGAAAGACGAACAAAAAGCTATAGTTATCTCCATATCAGAAATTAAAAGTCCAAAACTTTTTATGAAATTAAAAAAACGCATGGGAAAGAAAAATGTCAAAAAAACGAAAAAGAAATAGTAATCGTAAAAGAGCAGTAGCTAAAAGAGAAAACTTTATTAAAGGAGGTAGCTACAGACCTAAGCCTCAAGAAGATAGAGATAATAAGGTTAGTTTATTACCTAATGAATCCTCTATTAAATTTTCTCCCTCTACACCTACAGGACCTTCCTCAGATGTAGTAAGTACAGGACCAGGATTTACAACTGGACAAGGCTTTAATTTTTATGAAGGACCAGCAGATGGAAATGATGACCCTGTTGATTGGGATGGAACAGGAAAAGGAAGAGGCGGAAAATTTCCTCCTAGACCTCCTAGAGTTCCGCCACCACCACCAAAAGGACCTATACAAGGACCCGGAGGACCAGGTGGACCCGGAGGACCTTCAGGACCAGGAGAAGGAGGAACAGGACCTACAGGCCCAGCTATTCCTTCAGACTTACCTCCAAACTGGGACACTATGACAGATGCTCAGAAGAAAGATTGGTTTGAAGACCAAAGACGAGGAAGAGTAAGCGATACAGGTGCTAAAGCTAGAAATATAGCTACAGGAAATATACCTGAAGGAACTGTACCTGTGCCTAATTTTGCTAAGATAGGAAGAGTAGGTACAGAAGCTCCTACAGTAGTTGCTCCAGATGCAGGACAAGTTCTAGGATATGGAATAGACCAAACTAGAGCTGAAGAGGTTGATACTATTGACACATCTACTCTTCAACAAGTTGACCCTGCTAGAGAAGTAGTTACTACAGGAATGGGAGATGGTAGTAAAATAAATAAAGCTGCTGAAGCAGAAGCTGCAATAGCTGATGAAGCAGATGTTAATTTAGCAAAAGCTGCTAATGTAGCTAATGCTCCTATTATTAATGATGTAGATGTTGTTATACAAAAAGGAGCAGTTGCAGAAAGAGTCGTAGGAAAATTATCAGAAAATGCCTTAGCTCCTATTGTAGAAAATGTAGGAAGTTCTTTAGCTAAAATTACTAGAGCTAAGAAGCAGTTAAGAAATGCAGGCTTAGAAGAAGGAGCTATTGAAGAGTTAGGAAATGACCCTCAAGCTTTAGAAGATAGATTAACATCTTTTACTGAAAGAGAAAGAGGAGTTATAGAAGGATTACCTGAAGAAGCTTTAGTATCTAATCAAATTGATACCTTATTAAAAGGAGTAGAAGAAGGAGAGATTCCTGTTTGGGCAAGACCTGCTGTAGCTAGTGTAGAAACTATGTTAGCTAAGAGAGGTTTAGAAGCTTCATCTATTGCTAGAGATGCTTTAGTTAATACTATTATTCAATCATCACTTCCTATAGCTCAGGCTAATGCACAAGCTATTCAAGCTAGTGTTGCTCAGCAAAGAGGAATTGAAGCTGCTGAATCAGAAGCTAATGCTCAAAGAAGACAGCAAACAGTTTTATCAAATGCACAGAATGTATTTAATTTAGACATGGCTCAGTTTACTTCTGACCAACAAAAAGCAATGGCTGATAGTAAATTCTTTCAAACAGTAAGTTTAACAGAAGCTAGTAATGAACAGCAAAGTGCTATTCAGAATGCTGCTATGAAAGCTCAAGAAAATTTAGCAGACGCTGACTTCTATCAGAAAACTCAGATACAAAATGCTCAAGCTTTTTTACAAACAGATATGGCTAATTTAAGTAACCAACAAGCTGCAAATGTAATTAAAGCTCAGAATGAGCAACAAAGATTATTAAGTAATCAATCTGCTCAAAATGCTGCAAGACAGTTTAATGCAACTTCTGACCAACAGGCTCAACAGTTTATGTCTCAGATAGAAACACAGATTAAACAGTATAATGCAGGACAGATTAACTTAGTAAAACAATATAATTCGCAACAGGCTAATGCTGCAGAAGCTAGAGATGTTCAAAGAATAGCTGATGTTAATAAAGCTAATTCTGCTATTATGAATCAAGTTGAACAATTTAATGAGCAACTCAATTATAATAGACAGCAATGGAATGCTGCGAATGAGCAAGCTGTTATAAATTCTAATTATGATTGGAGAAGAAAAGCAAATACAGCAGATACTGCTGCACAGAATGCAATCAATCAACAGAATGCACAGAATGCTTTTGGTCTTACACAGGCCGCACAATCTTTCTTATGGCAGGAATTAAGAGACCAAGCTGATTATGATTTCAGATGGGCTACAGATACTGCTAATAGAAAGCTTCAAGCAATGATGTCTGCTGCACAGGCAGAAGGAGATGCTGCAAAAACATGGTCCTCCAACTTTGATAAAGCATCAAATGTTGTAAATAGATTATTTGGGAGTAGTTAAGATATGGGATTTTTAAGTAAAATATGGAAAGGCGTCAAAAAAGGCGTTAAGAAAATAGGCAAAGGCATTAAGAAAGTCTTTGGTAAAGTAATGAAAGCCGTAGGTAAGTTAGGTATAGTAGGACAAGTAGGAATGATGTTTCTAATGCCCTATGCTATGCAAGGTATAGGTTCATTATTTGGCACGGCAGGTAAATTATCTACTTGGAGTTCAAAATTAATGGGTCCTAATTCAGGTTTCTTTAAGGATGCTTTAGGTAGGTCTTTAGATGCTATCAATAAAGCAGGAACTTGGGTTGGAAAAACTTATACGAATGTTAGTAGTCAAATAAGTGGTGCTATAGATTCAGCAGGTAACTTTCTTAAAGGTCGTGGTTGGACTCCAACACCTGATGGTGGATGGATTGGTTCAGGACAACTTCCTGGTAAAGACTTTGATTTCCAAAGTGCTAAATTAGAAGATGGTAAATGGATTGATAAATTAGGAGGGGAAGCTACTGGTGAGCAGTATATGAACCGTATGAAGCAACTAGCAGGTGATAGTAATATGACAGTAAAACTAAATTTAGATACTGTAGGAATGCCTGACACTTCGTATAAACCTTTTGATAAAGGAAGTCTAACACAAGGCTTTGAACTTGACCATAATAAGTATCTTACTGAGTTAAGTTCTAAAAAGAATTTAACTGATGTTGGTGATTTAGGACTTTTAGATAAGATGAAAAAAGATTGGAAAGAGTTTGATTTATATGATTGGAGTAAGAATCAAATTCAAGTAGGTGCAACTCAAGGATTACAGACAGGCACAAGAGATTTACTCAGTCATGCAATAACAGGAGGTCCTGATACACCTAATTACTATACTACTAATATACCTAATATTATGGATATAGGAAGACAGTCTAATGCTAATATTTTTAATGAAGTAGACTTATTCCATTCTAAAAAAGGTAATAGTTGGCAAGCAACTGGAATGCTAACTTCAGCATATACAAGTGATATTTTAAATCCAGGAGTACCTGCATGGCAATCGTATATGAATACTATGGCTGGTAGTTTAGATACAGGATTAGGGAGATAAATAATGAAACAAATGATAGGCGAGGAGATGAATCCTCAAGCAGTAGAAGCTTTTGGAAATAGACAACATCCTATTCCTGGGCAATCTTTAACATCAGACCCTGAGCAAAGAAGACCTTTTGAGTCAGCTCCTGATTTCACAGATTTTAGAGAAGCTTTAAACTTTGTTGCTTTAGAATTACTAGAAGAAGAAGCTTATACTCCTATGGTATTAGCTATAGGTGATGGAGTAACTATTACAGACTTAGCTATGCAAATAGGGTATGTAGGTTTTAGAGAAGGTAAATGGAATCCTGATTTAATGATGATGCTTATGGAGCCTATAATGTATTTACTTATGTCTTTAGCGGAAAAGGCAGGTATTAAATATAGAATAGATGATGAAGACGATGAGAATATCTTTGATATGCAAGATGGGGATATGGATGAAGAGGAGTCCATACTTGTAGAAAAAGCTAAAGTAGCTGCACAGATGGTTAAAGAAAAGAAAGAAAAGAATACAGGTAGGGTACCTGCTGGGGTTCTACCTACAGAAGTAGTAGCTAAACTAGAAGATATACCTGAGATTAATTTATTAGATAAACAAGAGAACTCTATTGAGGAAGAACCTCAAAGTTTATTAGAAAGAGGACAATAAAATGGGACTATATGATGATGGTGGTGTAGAATTTGCTGAAGAAAAGTTTGCAGACGCAAGAGCTTATAAGGAAAAGCAGGCAAAAAGAGAAGATGATTTTTCTAAAAACTTGATAGGGTTAGACTATCTACTAAAAGGAGTTGAGAGTATAGCTAAGGAGAAAGGAGAGGCCTTACAACAGAACAATGTTCCTCAAAGAGCTTGGATTGAGAATTTCTATAGTGGTCAAACTAGAACAAGAGAAGGTGTTGAAGCTACATTAACTAAAGATGGCAAGGTAGATTTAATAGCTTTACAGGCTAAAATTTTTGAAGAAGCAAGAGCTGACTTTAACAATCCAGAAGGTCCCTTTGCACATTTAGATTTTAATAATTATTCAGCTTTGGTAAAGGATTACGCAGACAAAGAAGCTGTAAGGTTATTACCTGCTTATGAAAAAATGTATGAGGAATCTTTAGATGTTCCTGACCAAGCGACTCTACTACAAGAATTTGATATATATAATGCAAGAAAGAATCCTACTGATGTTTTTGGACAAGTTAAGAAAGGAGTTAGAAGATTTATGGGTTCACATGATGAAGAAACTCTTAAATGGAACGGAACTAAACAATCAGACTTATTAAGAGGAACTCCTGTAGGAGATGAGTTTTACGAATGGGTTGAAGCTGTTGAAGAATATGAAAGACAGAAAGGTGAAAGGAGTGGTGAACACGATGCCTTATTACTTAGTATTAGGGCTGGCATGGCTGACGGAACTATTCAAGGCAAGATGTTTGAAAATTCTAAATATATTAATAAATCTACATTTACATCAGGTAATCAAACAACTACACAAGAGCATGCAAGAGGTATTTTTTATGATGCAAACGGACATATAATAGATAGACCCATTAATCTACAAGGAAGTCCCTATAATCCAGAGCCAACGGTAACAATAACGGCTATAGAACCACCATCACCAGAACAGATAACGGCTGCAACTAAACATATAATGGCAAATTTAGACTTTATTGACCCAAAACTAAAAACATATTTAGGTTTTAATAAGGAGGCTACTGACAACGAAAACAAGATAGGTCATTACTCAAGACTAGTAGCTTATACTGTTGTCAATCTTCAAAATAATCCTGGTCTACAAAAGATGAGGCCAGATGATAGACAGAAATTTGCTTGGGATTATATTTATGCTCAATTAGAGGCTGGTCATGCAGCATATCTAGGTTTTGGTAAAGAGGCAGATAAAAATAGAGGTGCTTGGCAGAATTTATTAGTACAGCCAGATACTAATCCTAGTAATTATGATATATCTGCTCATACAGCTAATAAAAATAATGACGCTGATGCTCATATACAAAGAACCCCTGCATTTATTAGTACAATACTTAAAGAAACTGAAGGTGATGAGGCTGCAAGAAATAACAGACTTATGGAACTTAAATGGGATGTAAGAAGGTTCGCATTAATGGCAACTAGAAATCCTGATAATAGTATTAAAGCAGAACTTCCAGATGTAGTAGATGCAATGGGTTATGAGCTTGATGACGATAAAGATAAAATTGATAAATATGAAGCTGAGCAATTAGAAAAAATTGAGTCTTGGTTTTCAAATCATTTAACAGGTAATGTTAAAAAGATGCCTTTCTTTGATGACCAACATAAAAAATGGTTAGTAGGGGGGACTCCACCTGCGTCAGGTAATCAACCACCTGCGTCAGGTAATCAACCACCTGCGTCAGGTAATCAATCAACACCAACACCAACGCCTACACCTACACCTACGCCAACGCCTACGCCAACGCCTACGCCTACAACAGGCTCAGCACCTAGTAAATTAATAACATATAAGCCAGGCGACCCTCTACCTAATAATGGGAAACTACATAAAGGTACAATAACAACTCAGGGCAGGCTTCAACAGACAGTCTATACAGCTCAAGAAGAGGAAGATAATAACTTTATTAGGGCAGAACAGAAGAGACTTAAAGGAATAGCTAACAAGAAGAATCAACAAGCTAAGATAGATTTGAAAGCACAAACAAATATTATGAAAGATAATAGAAAAGTATTAAGTGAGGCAGGTGTATCGACTGGTTTTATTACCTCTGATGTAACTAGGTCTAAACTAGGTAGATTTCAAAATAATGAATATCTTGCTGCAAGTTCTTATCAACCATTTTCTAATTGGTTACAAAGGATATATAACAAAGGTAATACACAGCCTGTAAGAGTTAGAGATTTAAAAGATGATGATGCTTTAAGGGAGCAAGTATACAATGATTATCTTGACCACACTTATCAGTCATTCCTTGAAGTAGGTGTAGATGAACAATGGTTGAAGGCTCAATATGGCAAGTAGTGATAATTACTTTAGACATAAATTCTCACCTGGAACTTTAGATTATGCTCCTGCGAGAGAATATGACTTAAATGATTTAGATGTAGACGAGGAGTTTCAATCTAGAGCTTCTAGGTTTTTAGGTTCTATAGGCGAGGATGACGATATATATGAATATTTAAGAGATTCTGATTGGAATTTATATCGTGCTGGTAAGCAAATGTATAACTCTGAGAAATGGAGCGAAGAACAAAAATCAGATTATAATTATTTAAGAACACAATTTGATGGTGCTAACTTAGGAAGTACTAGTCAATTCTTAGAATTATTGAAAGACGCTACTATAGATATGGTTACTGACCCTACATTACTAGCAGCCTTATTCACAACTCCTATCACAGGAGGAAGTTCTTTAGGAGCTAGAACTCTATTAGGCAAATCTACTACTGAGTCTTTAAAGCTAATAGCAAAAGGAAATTCTAAGAAAGGCCTTACTAACAAAGAAATGAAAAAAGCTATGGAGGATGGTATCTTAGAGCAGGCCGCTAAAAAAGCTACAAGAGTTTCAGCAACAGTATCTGGTATAGAGGGAGGAGCATGGATGGGTTTATACAATCATGCTAATCAAAATACTGAAATTAATACCGGGCTTAGAAGAGCTTATTCTGCTAAAGAGTTAGCAGGTAGTACAGCTTTAGGAGTACTCACAGCAGGAGTTGTAGGAGGAGGTGTGCAAAAGCTTATCAACCATCAAAATCCTCTGTTGCAGTATTCTAATAAAACGAGTAACTCAATTAATCCTGTTTCTTATTATTTTAATAAAAGTTTAGATACATTCTTAGCTAATACTGTAATGGGTAACGCTAGAAGAATGCGTCATTTAGAAAAACTAGGAGTAACTAAAGCAAAACAATTTAATGGTGTCTTAGATAATGAATCTCAATTAAAAATAGGACAAAGAAATAAAGAAGTAGTTGAGTTTAGTTTCCCAGAAAATCTTAATGGAAGAAGAGGAGATTATATATTTGAAGATGATGGTTTCTTTAAAGCTATTGAGGACCTAGCTCCTGATGGAACTTGGAAAGAGGCTGATGAACTAGCTGTAATTAGAATTTTAAGAGGTGGTAAGTTAGGAAAGAAAACTTCTAAGAAAGCTAGTAAAGCTGTTAAGAAAACCGCTGCTAATTTAAGAAAGTTATTTAATAAAGTTGCTAAGGATGCTGAAGATGCAGGTTATGGTAAGATAAAGATAGAAGATTATTTTCCTAGGGAATGGGATAGAAAAAAAATACTACAGAATAGA